CAGAGGATTCCGCGTGCAGAGATGTACGCAGACTACACTGGCCATCAAGTGAAGGATCTAGCCTTTCTGCCAGGAAGTAATTCCTTGCAGGATGACTATCGAAACTTCATTGCGATGGAAGAGTACCTGGATACGGACAGCAGGTGGGGTGGCAACGGGTTGACATCCGCTGATTACTCCTACCTTCTATCTATCCTATCAGATTGGGCTGTTGTCAGCACCATGGCGGATCTACCGCTTGGTAGACCGCAGTTCACTGATGGTACGGTAGTCGGTCAAATCCATCACATTCCGAAGAAAGGAACGGTAAAGAGGCGTTCTGTGGCGCCCCCTAATCGCTTCATTCAGTTCGGGCTGGTTCCAGCTGACTTGCAGCTGGAGAAACTCCTTCAGAAATTGGGTAGGGTACGAGACTGCACTTATGCGCAGACCCGCCTGAACCGCTATATTAGTAATCGCGTAAACAACGATTCCTTATATGCGGGCTCAGTGGACCTTCATCAGGCCACTGACTTTCTGCCTTTCGAATGGATGAAGACCATTTGGTCCGAAATCCTCTCCGGAAGGGTGAGTTCGATGGTGGATCAATCCTGGCAGCTCTTTGTCCATGCTTCTCTCGGAGCATGGCTCAATCAGGGCTACCGGGATCACTGGATGACAGGACAGCCCTTAGGGGCTCTCCCGTCATTTAAGTGCCTAGGGATTACGCATAATCTTCTAGTGGAAAGTTTGTGCTTCACACTAGGAATTTTGCATTCCCCGTACGTGATCCTTGGCGATGACATCGTCATAATGAACCGAAAGGTTCGCCGAGCTTATATTAAGCTCATGACGAATGCCGGTGTACCCCTCTCTCTGAACAAGTCTTATGAGAGTAGGCTTGTTGAGTTTGCGGGCCAGATGTTCATTAAGAACATGGCCCCTTTCTACAACACAGACCAAGGTGCACTGACCTGGAACTCACTTTTCGATTATCAGTGGGCGACTGGGGTTCATATCCCATACTCTCACCTGCCTCGCAGGTTACAGAGTAAAATCGTTACGCTGGTTAAAGAAAAGGGTTTGCCGAGGGAATATGGAGACTCCGTTTATGAGCTTGCATGCCTGTACGGTATGCCTGCTCGCGGCTCCCATGTCTCTTGGACAGGTTCCGAGCAATACCTAGATCTTTTGGCGCCATTGGCCATGGCACTGGAAGATGACACTGACCCAAGCTCCAACTTAGAGTCAGGGTCTGGTATTACTTTCTTGCCTGGCGCACATCCAGTTACCTTTGGCAGCTGGAAATGGGCTGACAAGGATGGCCATTTTGTTCGATACCGTAAGACCGAGCCAGATTGGTTTCGATCAAAGTATCGACCTGTGGCCACGGATAAGCTTATCGCAGCAGCTGCACAGACCTTCGGTCTGGAGCGGTTGCAAATAAGTCCTGCTCAACC